GCGGCCAACTTTGGATCTCCAAGAACGTCGGCAAGATCTTCCCATTTTGCCCTAGCCAAACGCGGGTCAGAATAAAAATAAGCGCCGCCCACGTGTGCAGGTATCCAACCTTGAAAATTTTTCGAGCCGACCGCTTTGTTGGTCATTGCGCCGGTATTAAGTATGCCGGGCAGATCTTGCGATATGTGCCATCCTGTAACTTCAGAAGAGGCTGGAGCTTCGACTTTGTGCACGCTGTAACCTGCAGGACCAAGCTCTTCCATCTTGCGCACTCGGCGAACATACTGATCAACCAAGTCGCCCAAAGGCTTTGCTGCAACTTTGGCGGGCTTCACGACGCCGCCCAACACAGGCACCATGCCGACAGCAGACAATCCCATGCCTAGCTTGTCGCCTTCGCGCCGTGCGCGTTCGAAGTCGCGAGCGGATTGCGCAGTGCCGAGGCCGGGTACGAACCCTGCCGCGATGTCGGCGGTTGTCTCTGCAGCGGTCATGCTCTGCGGAGTGTCGAGAGAAATGAACTTGCTCAACGTGCGTTGCGCGATGTCGGCGATTTCATTTGGGTCGAACTTGCTAGCTTTGTCAGCCATAGGTCACCACTTTACTTTGTTAGCCCAGTAAGCCGCGCTCATCTTGCCCTTTGCGATGTTCTTCGCATGGCGCGCCTTGAATGAATCGTTGCGTGCGCTGCCCTCGGGCGAGCCTTTCACGCCTTGTTGGCCGAAGCGTATGATGCGCTCGTCGCCATCAGCACACGCCTTCACGATGTGGCTCTTCTTGGGATGGCTCGGCGTGCTGCGCGGTTTGTTGCAGGCCATCTTGCTTTTGTCGAGTTGCTTGGTCATGATTCATTCTTCTCCGGAAAGGTCTTTCATGATTCTGTCCAGCTGGTTTTTGGAAGGGCGCTTCGCTATGAAACCTCTTGACCAAGCATCTTCGATCAACTCTTTGCGTTCATTTTCGCCCAACTCTCTGTAACGAAACCCTTCTTTCAGCGCACGGATCAAAATGTTCGGCGGCATGTCGCCCAAAGAGTCTTCTATCAACTTTTGCGTTTCTGAAGCGAACTCGTCGCGCTTTGCGTCGTCGGTGAAAGAAGGCAGCGCTTTTATGCGACCGTCGATTTCCTTGAGATCATTGCGATTCATGTATTTGTTTGCCGCAGCCTTCAACGTCGGCCAAACCTCCATTAGCGCGTCGTTAGCGTCCGGAGCTTCTTCTGGCACGCGCCCGCCTTTGATGTTTAGTTGGTTGAGATCTAACGATTTGCTGTTGCGTTCAACCCAGTCGTTCCAAATGTAATCTCGCAACCCAACGTCCAGTTCGTTGAGAGGCTGCGGCTTGAACGCGGAAGGCTTTGAAGGCGTGGCAATCGCGCGCAGCGGGCCGCGTGGCACGATGGTGGTGGATGGAGCGACGGGGACAGGAGTTTGGTTGATGGAAGCGAAAAACTCGTTCAGCAGAGGCGTTTGAAAACGACTAGAAAGCAGTTCTGGATATTTGGAAGAAACAAATTTTTCGAACTCGTCAAACTCTTTTTCTTTCATCGCTTCGATGCGACCAGTTTGATAAGCTCGCAAAGCGACTTCCTCTTGCACCTCGCCTGTTTTCGGAAGGAAAGAAGATACACGCGCCGGAGAGCCGAGCTCCTTGGCGTAATCGTCTGGTTTAACAGGCTTGCCTTTAGCTTTAGCCGCCTGTTTCATTTCCCAGTCGTAATAGTCGGGCGGGTTGGGCTTGGCAGTTGTTTTTCGAGCAGCTTGGATCGCGTCCCACTCTGCCTGCCTTTGAATGGCCCAATTCAACGCGTCTTTGGACAAAGCGGGGTTTGGCACGACGCGCCAAGCGTCAGAGCCTTGAGATGGGCTTTTTTTGGAAAGCAATTGGAGGAACTTAAGCGGGCTCATAAATCATTTTTTACGGTCAGACGTCTTGCGCGCCGCGCGCATGTTGTCGACAAGGTTCGGGTAGGGCCGCCCAGCGCTCTTGGCCATGCTCTTGGCGCTGGACTTTTGTTTCTTGCTGAGCGCCTTGGGCTCAGGCAAGTCTTTGGGGCGAGCTTTTTCCCACACTGGCTTCTTAGGCTGCATACGGATTGATCCTTTCGCGCTTCCACTGTTTGGGTTCGTCTGGGTCGCGCGCTTTGGGCAACTCAAACCAACCGTCATTCTTGAGGTAGATGATCGCCTGAGTGAACGTGTCGACATAGTCGTCATGCTCGGCCACAGGGAACTTTTCGAGCTGCTTGATGAAGGGCAGCGCCCAGCTCACTGCGTGGCCGGGGTTCTTGGCGCTCTCAGGCACCCAAACATAACCGAGCTCCAACGTAGGTGCAGCTTGGTGCGCGCGGGAAACCTTGTCAGCGTTGCCGGGGTTGTAACCGATGGCTGGCACCTTCGCGAGCCGCAAGTCTTGCAAAAGTGATTGGCCTGATGCTTTCGCCTCCACCAACACGCGGTCTGGACGCCGCGCAGTGCGCATGCCGTCCTTGACCGTTGTGCCGCCGTATTCAGTTTGCCAGTCTCTGATCGCCCGTGTGCGCAGCTCAGGGTACGACAGGTGTTCGTCCCAAGCATCAATCAACATCACGTGTCGCTCATTGTCGTACGTGAACACCGCATAAACGCTGCACGCTGTCGGGTCGCCGGTGCTCTTTTCGGTGAATGCACAATCATAAGACTGCAAGATGTATTCGAACTGCGGCAACCCCCGCTCGTGTGGCCAGAGCCGCAGGAACTTGGTCTTGAGAATGCCGCCCTCAGCTGGTTGCGGGTCTTGCTGCAGCTGGCCTGCTGTGCCATATGTGCCGAGCAGTTGCTTGAGCTCGGCGATTTCTTTTTCGCCGAACCGCTCTGAACAGATGAGCTCGCCCTTTGTCGTGCGCGGGTCGTAGGGGCCGAGGACGGTCTTGCGCTTGACGCCATCCCATTCAGCCGGGATCATCAAGTGTTCCCAGCCGCCAATGTCCTCAAGGATGTGTCCGCTGATGTCTTTTTCGTGCAGCCGCTGCATGATTGTGATCATCGCGTCACGCTTGGGATCGTTGAGTCGCGTCGACCAAACAACATCAAACCACTCCAGCGCGCTTTGACGAATCACGTCAGACTGAGCTTCCTGCGCGCTGTGCGGATCATCAAGCAAGAGCCGCGAGCCGCCTTCACCAGTGGCCGTACCGCCAACCGACGTGGCCAGCCGGTAGCCTGTCTTGTTGTTCTCGAAACGCTGCTTGGCGTTCTGGTCGCCTGAGAGTTCGAACAAGTGGCCCCAACGCTCTTGGTACCAAGGGCTCTGCACAAGCCGCCGCGCCTTCAGGTTGTCGCGGATGGAAAGTGTTCCGCTGTAACTGGCGCACAGATACTTTTCTTCAGGTTGCACCTGCCACTCCCACATCGGGAACATAACGCTCACGATGGTGGATTTGGAGTGTCGTGGGGGAATGTTGACAAGCAGCTTGCGCAGCTCGCCTGAGCTGATTGCTTCCAGGTGTTCACAGATCACTTCAATGTGCCAACTCGGAATGAACGGCACACCCGGCTCAACAATCGGCCATGCTTGCTTGACGAACTCATAAAGCGATGCAGAAGCCGCGCGCCGTTCTTTCTCACGTCGCACCGCATCCATCATCACAACAGGACTGAGCCTTGCGTTCATCAGTGTTGCGCCCTCATCGTTCGGATAGCCGCTGCACAGTTGTTCGCCCAGTAACCATCAGGCATCCGTTCCAACACCTGAGCGATGCATTCGCGCTGACAAGCCGCAACCCACTCAGCGTATTCGCGCAACAGCTCTGTCGTCAACACAACAGACAACCCATGTTGCGTTTCTTGCACTTCACCAACTTGCCGCAGCCATTCCTCGATCACGTCTGTTTCAGCACCGACTGGCGTGCGGTCAATGTTCATGCGTCGCTCGCTTTCGCTAAGAGCCGCTGCATTGTTTCCAGCTCGGCGTCTGAGAGCCCTTTCATGTCGATGGCCGCTACACCAATGGGGCCACCGCCTGCACCCGTCAACTCGCTGCGAGCGAGCTTGGGTACGTGGTACTCGATCACGGACTGGAACATGTTGTGCGCCTTCTCGGGGTTCGGAGGCACGATGTAACGTGGTTCGCCTTCGTCGGTGTAGAGCTGCTTGCCATCAGGGCCGAGCATCGGCTTGCCTTCTGCAACCTCGTCCAGCCACTTCTGCAAGCGATGAGCGTTGTCATCAACAAACGACGCAATGGCTTCACGCGCAACCCGCGTAGCTTTGTTTGGGATCCCCGGAGGACGCCCGCCGCTGCCGGGCTTGCGACCGCCCTTGCTCTTGGTTTGCTGCATCTCATCAAGCTCCGGATATTTTTGAACGCGCCAAAACAGCATTCTTCGCGCGATTATCGCCGCGCTCTGTTCTTCCGGCAACATTTTCGCCGCGCGATTATTTTCGTTCCGAAGCAGAAAAAGTTTCCTAAATCTCGGGCAGCCGCAAAATCCCGAGATCCTGAGTTGCCCGAGATTTCCTATTCTTCTCTTATACGTAAATAAATACGAATTAAAACAAAATTATCCAACAATTACTATCTTGGGATTCTTGGGCTTTTGCTTCAATCTCGGGTACGGAATCCCAAGTTGCCCGAGACGTCCATTATTTCAGCGGCAAAAGTCGAAATTCATTCTGCGTCAATCTCGGGATCAGAATCCACCCTTTTTTGCTTCCAAAACGACCACATTT